AGGAGGCTCAGGCTCTGGTTCGGGTTGCGGTACAACAGGCTCTGGTTGAGGTTGAGGCTCAGGTTGAGGTCCTGGAACCGTGGGCTCAGGAGTTGGATTGGTTGGCGCAGGGTCGGTTGACGGATTTGTAGGAGGTTCAGGTGAAGGTTCGGGTTGTGGTGTTGGCTGTGGTTGCGTCTCTGGCTGTGGTTGTGGTGTTGGCTCTGGCTGCGGTGCGGGAGTTGGCTCAGGTGTTGGAGTCGGCGGAGTTTGAGGAATCGGAGTTTGAAGAACTGTAACAGCGGTTTCTACTTTTTCTACTGCAGTATTTGCTAAAGCATTTGCGGTAGCAAGTTTTGTTGCCGCTGTTTCTTGAGCCGCAGCAATGGTCTCATTAGTTACATTTGTCATTGGTTTTATAGGCTCGCCTGCAGTTTCTCTAACACCAGTGCGTTGCGGATACCAAAGATTAGTAGTATTGCCAGCAACAGTTCCTATACCAGTCCATTCCCCAGTTGTAGGGTTGACAGTCATTTTCCAATTAATGTTAGTTATAGGGCTGTTGTTGTCACCAAACTTTTTAAGGTTCCAATCAACTTCTAAAGTTGTATCTGTGGTAGTTACTACAGTAGATGTGCCTTGACCAGCATTCATATAGTCGCTGGCAAATACTGAAATGCTTGGTCCAGCAGGGAAATCCCACCAGATATGGTTTCCAGTGCCAAAGGTAATAGTTGCCTTTGAAGTTACATAAATTTGGCTATCTGCACCCTGACCGTTGTATACCACATCACCCATTTTTATATCAAAAGGAGTTTGAATTTTAGTTGATGCGTCGTACATCACAGGCAAAGTTGTTGTTGTAACTGTGGGTGTTTGCGGAGCAACGGGAGCCACATAACCATCAGTTGTGTACACTTTTGTGTTTTCTGGCGCATCTAAAAGAGCATTAACAGTAGCCTGCGCAGCAACAGCAGTGACCGTGGCGCTCTCTGCCACAGTGATAGCAGTTTGAGCCTCAGTTATTTGAGTAGCAGCAGCCGCTTGTTGTGTGACAGTTGACGATTCAATTGCAGCATTTAGCGTTACAGTTGCCGTCTCAATTTTTGCTTGTACGGAGGTGACTGTAGGTGTTTCAGGTGTGGTGGCAGTCGGCGTTTGTGTTGTATTGCTTGGGGACGGGGATTGTTCTGGGCTGGATATGGGCGTCGGAGCCACTGAAGCGGAAGGTGAAGGCTCTGGAGTCGGTGATTGAGTTGGACTCGGCTCAGAAGATGGAGCGGGTGTTGGCGCTGGAGTCGAGGTCGCGGTTGGAGTTGGAGAAGGTTCAGGAGTTGGAGTCGGAGTTGAAGTGGAAGCAGGCGAAGATTCTGGCGTTGGAGTTGGACTTGGAGCGGGCTCAGTCGAAGTGGATGTGGAAGGAGTAGGAGATGTCTCAGGCGCTGTGGTTTCTGTTGGGGTTGGGGTTGGGCTTGGCTCTGGACTTTGTGTTGGTGAAGGTGATGCTTCGCTCGGTGAAGGTTCGGCTGTTGGCGTTGGAGAAGGTTCAGGAGAAGAAGTAGATGACGTTGGACTTTGTGTGGGCTCTGGGGTTGGCGCTGTTGTTTCTTGTGGCGCAGGTGGTGCAGAAGTTGTTTCCTCTGCATAAGCAGGAAGAATCGAAAGAAGCAGATAAATAAATCCTGCTCCTAGTAAAAAGTTTAAACGACTAAAGAAACCATATTGTTCTGCGGATGCACGCAGCAATTTCAAGAAACCCCTCGGAATCTTTTATCTTGTACCCCTCAAGACTTAAATTATACTGGTTTCCAATTTCTTCGCACTATAAATTTAGACGCAGCAGGATTGTGTGAGTTAACAGATTCACCCTGTACACCACGACCACGATTGTTCCAAGAAACAACACTTGGTTCTGCTTTTGATTTGTAACCTAAATTAGTGTTGTACCCAAAGTGTTGTTTAATTCCACGACGTTGATTAACACGTAATGTTTGTCGTTGCATTTTAGGAGAACCAAATACTTCATCCATTAACTAACACCACCAGCGCCATTAAAAGATGTTCCACCCATTCCCATACCATCTGTTGTTGCAGCAGTTTGTCCAGAACCAGCATCTGCAGGGACTTGGTCAGGATTCATCACACCTGTTCCTGAGCCCATACCTGCAACCATGTTTGGGTAAAGACCAAACCAGAAACCTGCGCCTGAATAACCTGATTCTTTTTTTCTCTTGAAACGACGACGTTTACTTTCTTCTACAGTATCCATGTAATCATTAAACTGTGTTGAAAGACTGTTCACACGAGGTCCCACGCTATATCTACCATAACTTCCCTTAATTCCTCCAAAAATCCCCTGACCAAGCACATATCTATTGTTTTCCATAATTAAACACACCTTGTGGGTCATAGACTTCAATTGATTTAAGTACAAGAGGAGTTGCAATCTGACGAGCGTGGTGCCCACAGAAGTACAACTCTCCAGTAAGTAAAGTAGCACGAATCATTGCCTGAGCACCGCATTTGTCACAACGGTCGTTTACTTTTAGGCTTACCTTAGCACTTGTAACAGTCACCCTACTAGTTTGCCCTATAAAAACGAGTATGTTATGGTCAACCCATGTTCAAACAACTTATAAAACAGACTTTTTGTAGACACAGAGTTAAAGAAGCCATAGCCTGTCCATTTACAGGATATACCTACACAATGTGTGCTTCGTGTGGAAAACGGTTAGCGGCAACTAAACCTTAAATACGGGCTATTATTTTTTTCTTCTTGGTAGGAAGAGTCATTGTTACTTACCGCAAGTAGGACACTTGGTAGAAGATTCAGTTTTTTCTGCTGTCTTTTTAAACTTTGGACGACCAAAACCAACAATTGAAATCATTACGTTAGCCTTGTTCTTCTTATAGGCCCGAAGTTGTTTGCAGACCTCTCCACCATTTCTTTGACTTCCAGACTTCTTAGAAGATGTGTTGCCTTCGATACACCAAACAGTGCCATCTTCATTGTCTTTAATAACAATACCTACGTGAGAAATCCTATCGACGCCATCTGATGGGAAATCAAAATAGGCTATATCTCCTGGTTCTGGGTCTGCAACATCTCCGTCAATCCATGCACCAGCCTTCTTAAATGCCGCTGCTCCACTTGGTGTGTATACAGTGTTAGGAATCTTTACTCCAGCCTCGTTGCCACACCACATAACAAAAGAACCACACCATGGTTGGAAGTTGGCTTTAGTATAAGCACCGTACTTAGTCTCATTATCTTTTGGTCCTTCGATAACGCCAATTTCTGCTTTAGCAACTTCAATAAGGCGTGCTGCTGTTCCTTGGTCTGCCATTAGTCTTTGTCCCAATCTGTATCAACAGGCTGTTCCTCTGGCATTGCGCCATCTGGCTTTGCTGCTAGACGTGCTGCTGTAGCATCAATCTCTGCTTCTAATTTCTTGTCTTCTCTTGTATTCTTGGCATCAATTTCTTTATTGTCTTGAACTGCTTTCATGACATCTTTGGCACCGCTCTGACCAATAAGAAGACCAGCCAGGGTACCTGTGATAAACGTTGCTACGCTTCCTAGAACGTTAAAGAACATCTTGTCGTTCTCAGACTGAGCACCTATTGGCTGTGTCACAAATAGGAGGCCGTAAAGAATGCCTAATGATGTGCATAGAAGAATTGTTCCTAGTGTGATTCCTAAAATAAACTTTAATCTAGCGTCTAGGTCTTGTGGTGATAAGCGTTCTTTACTCATTTGGTGGGCCTTTTGGTTGAGGGGTCTTTACTAAGTCTACAGGACAGGTTCCTGAAGCAGTACAGATAGGTGGCTTGCATTCTGCTGTTTCCCAATTTGTAGGGTCTTGGCAAGGGTATCTAAAGTGACCGTCATACCCGCAGCCAGTCAAAAGTGCTGCAGAGGTCACTAGAGCAAGAGTAAGTTTTAGCACAGGACAATTATCAGTCGTGTTGGATACCCATACGTTCTAAATACAATTCTTTTTCGCTCATGAGGTACTCCTCGATGCGCTTGTACTGCTCTTGGGTCTTCTCTTCGGTCTGTTTTATCTGTTCTTCTGTCATTTCTCCTGTAAATTCCTTAAACGTCTCTATGGCTAGGTCTAACTCTGTTTTGGCAAGGGCAGCCTTTAGTTGCGCTTGCCTCCATATAAATTCTGCGTGTTCTATTTTTTTCTGCTTTCTCTTATCCTGTGTCTTAGACATACACGACCTCTGGTATTGAGTCGTTGAACTCAGTCAATGGAATACGCCATGAACCCTCTGGTACGTATTTCCATTCATCTCGTTGCACATCTTCCATTCGTAGCCAACCGTATACCTCTACCTCTGAGTAGTAGTCGCGGTCGAGTACGCGTGCGCCCACGAGAAGGCGACCAGGTTTAATGTCTTTAGGAAAGACTGGAATCTCATCTCGTGTTCTAACACTCTTAACCTCAACATTAGAGCCAACATCAGGAATGTGCTGTCTAAATGGATGTTCTTCATTTGGATAGAACGGAAATGTTAGTGGCATTTTATAAAGTTTTGCCACAGCGTATTCTGCAACGATAGTTCTAACGTTGGCTGCAATTTCTGGTTCTAGTTTTGCTTTATTATCGCCAGCATAATTAGGGCGGTCAATAGAGCCCCACTTCATCATCCAACGATTTAACGCAATGTCCGCACATGCACGGACTTCTTCTTTACTAAGGCTAACAATCATACGAAAAGCCTAGCAGATTGAATGGGCAGTTTTTGCGTGCTCATGCCCAGGAGCCTCGTATTAAATTGTGTGACGTATATTACTTGATAGTAATTGTTCGTGGTTTCTTATGTTCAGGAATTTCTCGCTCTAGACGAATGGACAGAATTCCATCCTGCATAGATGCGTCTACTACCCTTACATCATCGGCAAGGGCAAAGGACTGTTCGAAGTCCCGTGATGCTATGCCTTTGTGGAGATACTGGGCTGAATCATCTTCCATCTTTCCAGTGACGATAAGTTGGTTCTCTCTAAAAGAGACTTCGATATCCTCTTTGGTGAAGCCAGCCGCTGCAATCTCGATGATGTAGGTCTCTCCGTCATCAACTTGTACGATGTTGTATGGGGGATAGGTTGACTTTGATGCATTGCGCAACTCCTCAAGTAGTTGGAAGTGTCGGTCAAAACCGATAGTCCATGAATTTAAAAAGGGTTCAAGTGTTGTAAAGGGGTCCTTTGGGGTTTCCATTTTATGTGCGTAATCAGGATACGTAGATTTCTTTTTCATAACTTCATAGGGTGTCATAATCTCTCCTTAGACGAGACTAGGTTTAATGGCTCCCGAATGGCAAGCCGTATATGTAACTATATCAGAGTGTGATTTATTTCACAAAAGTTACTTCTTGTACTGAACTTCTTTCTGAAACGGCCCAGAAGTATTGACATCTATCTTCTCAGCAACAGCCATAGCCTTTTCTGGCTTAACACCACCATAGAGAGCACCTAATGCATATGGAGAGCCAGAGCCAACGCCATAGAAGCCAGCATCTGACATACAGACCGACATATCATCGGCAATGTCGAATATCTGACCATTAGCGGCAACAAGCAGATTGAATCGTGATTCACCTGACTTGCCGTCAGATTTGCCTTCATCGAAATCGTAGCCATTGTCTTCAAGACATTTGCGTAGCGATGGCATCAACTTAGCAATAACAAAGTGATAAGTATCTTTTCTGTCTTTGGCAGACATAGCAGGTGGCGTCCATAGATGTTGCGCAATATCGCATGGTGCAACTTCGCCAGAACCTGCAACAAGGTATTCGCCTACCTTGCTAATCTTTTTCATATCGGGGTGTTTGTAACGACGACCACCATCTAATGTAACTTGATTATCTGCCATAAATAGGCAGTGGTCTTCGTACTGAACTCCAATGATTGTTGTCATGGTCTCCCCTTCGCCTCCAGTACCCAAGGATACCAAAGGGGTCAACTTGGGTTTGAGCCTAAAGAGATGCCCGATTTGCGCCCTTTGAATGCTTTTTCTTCCTTGTATAGACCTTTTTAGAGGGGACAGGGGTAGCAGCGTTAGAGC